TTCCTGATCCACCTAAAAGCAAATCTCCTACTCTCATTGCTACATTACCAGCATTAGCTGCATCGTCACTAAAAGCTGTATCTACGTCTAAAGTTCCATTTCCATCTCCTAAAACACCTGTAAAGTGATTGTGAAGGAAAGTTTCTTCATAGTGTTCAAAAGTTTGTTGAGTAGTTTCTTTTTTGTTACCCAACAATTCCATTAATCCAGTAATCCCTTGATTACCATATCGTTTAATTAGTTGCTCATCTACATCACGTTTGTGTAATGGAATACCATCTGTACGGTCAGCGTTAATTAACGTTGATGTACCTACATAGTTTGATGTAGTTGCAACTGCCACATTAGAAGGTGTTGGCACCATTCCTGAGGCTAAACTTACTGTTGCCATTTTTTTATAATTTTAAATAAAGTAATTAATTTTCTTTTTAACCTAAAATTTGTTTTCTTAACATATCAAGAGTTGTCTGTTGCTTCTGAGGTGCATCTTGCTTGTCTTGTGCAAATGATGGGTTCTTAATCTCATTAATTACGCTTTCTGTTCCTTTGCTTCTGTACTGATTAGCGACACCTCGAACAATCTTATCTATGTTGTTCAAGATATACATATCTGTATTGAGCTTGTCAAAGTCCCAGTTACCACCTTCGTCTACATACTGATCAAAAAAACTTTCTAGGTCTGAGTTGTACCCCTTGATTTCATTCCTTGCGTCATCATCAAGTTGATAAACAAACTCTTCACCCTGATCGTTCATAGCGAATGATATACCATCTAAATCATCAACCTCAGCACTCATAGTGCCGATCCATTCTTCTCTATCCTCTTGGGATACAGAAAAATCTTCTGACTCTGTAGGCATAGCATACTCTTCTTTGACCTCGTTAAAGTAGTCTCTAGCAGCTTTAGCGTCCTTCATGAGCTGAACCTTACCAGCGTTCATTTGTCTCTCGTTATACTCCTCTTTGTCCATCTTGTATGTTGTAGCCATGTAATCATTTAACTCAGCTTCAGTTAAATTAGGATTATCTAATCTTAGATACTCCTTTAAGACTGCATCATCAGACACGTTGGATAAATCAACAGTTTGAGTGTTTAGGTAATCTTGAACTGTACGACCAGTGTTTTTAACATACTCATTGATAACTCGAAGCTGATCGCTAGCAAAGTCATCGTAGTCTGCTTGTTCACTTGCTGTGTTAAGATCATCAAATGATGTTAGGTCTCGCCCAAGCTTTTCGCTAAGGTATTGTAAGACAACTTCGTCATCACTGATTTCTTCACCCTCTTCCTGCTGACTAACTTGAGATTCATCAACGTTAGTCTCCTCAGTATTTAAAGAACTCTCTTGTGTTAAATCTACAACGTTGGAAGGTTCCTGCGTTGTAGGTTGAGACTCAGCTGGTTGGTTTTCATCACCAGTTAAGTCTACAATATTATTTTGTTGGTTTTGTGGTTGAACAACCTCTCCACCAAGTTTACTTAATAAGTCTTCTCTTATATCCATTGTCTTAAATTTAATTTATGTTAATTTCGCAAATATAATTTTTTTTATATTAATATCCTATTGTTGAGATATGTTTTGTTCTTCACCTAAAGGACCTCTACGATCTTTTCTCTGTTCTATAAGTTGAGATTGATTCATAGCAGACTGTTCTTGAATAGCCTTACGAACCTCTCCCTGAATAGACGCAGCACCCTCTTTACCTAAGTTACCTAATTCTATCTCTCTCAACCTTCTTTGATGTTGAGCCTGCTCAAACTGCTCCTTTAACTGAAACTCTAATTGTTTTAGTTGCATTTCTGCTTGATTCTTAGCTTGAATACGTGCTTGCTCTATTTGCACTTCTGCTTGCATTTCTTGTTGCTTTAGCTGTGCAGCCTGTTGTGCTGACTGTTGTTGCATCATAGCGTTTTGCTCTGAAGCTTGTCTTGCCTGAGCTTGCTGATCTTCTTGATATTTAGTTCTACGAAGTATAAGCATTTGATTAGCCATCTTAATATTTCTAATAGAACGTATCATAATAGCATCCTCAAGTCTAAGCTCTTTCTGAGCTAAAGAAACTTGAATGTTTTGCTCCATCATTTGTCTCTCTTCTTCACTAGGAGCAACTTCTAAAGTTATACCAAACTCATGTATAGACATCTTTTTCATCATATCTATACTGTGCATCGCAGTGTCACCTATAACATTGCTATACATACTATGTAGGCCTTTGTAATTTACAAGATCTTGCATCCTCATAGATATACATTGAGAAACTCTTCTTGTAACATTTAGGTAAGCATCGTTTATATCTCTTGTAGCATTATTAGATGCTAGTAAAGCTAACTTCTGAACACCTACAAGTGCTTCGCTAGATGGTTTAGAAGCATCTCTTGCCTCATTAACACCAGTTACATCACGAATCATTTGCATGTTGTGATTATAAACCCCTATAAGAGTTCCAAAATCTCTACCTATACCATTTTCCAATTCTTGTATAGGAACAGCTCCAGTCATTTGACCTTCATCATCTATACGCCTGTAATATATATTACCAGTTTGATCATATATTTCTTGAAGCTCCATAGGAGTAAATGTTCCACCATCTCCTTTAGATACGTTTTCTAAAGAACCTATTTCAAATGCTGCACCTTTAGGTCTAGCCTTTGCTAAAGTATGTTGTATTTTAAGGTGAGCTAATTGTATTTGATCAGCAAAAGGAATCATTCTATCAACCAAAGATTTACTCTTCATCTTATAGAGATTAGGTTGATATATAATATATGATAAATTAGTCTCTGATAAATTAGATTTAGATCTAGGCATGTTTTCCATCATACCATAATTAAATATATAATCTGTATTTATTATATACTTACCAGTATAAACTACTTTTACTGTAGAACCTATGTTCTCTCTTTTAGTTTTTGAGTTTTTAGGAGTCTTATAGTTAGATGCTTTTTTATTTACAGAAAAACCACCAAATTTATTTTCTTTCTTCTCGTAATTCAAAGAATGACTTGTAATAAACTCAGCGTCTAAAACATTAACGCTAAACTTATCATAATCATAAGTTTCATTACCATTATCGTAGTAAGCTCTATCACCATAGGTCATAGGGTTATTATTTTTACCTGCATACTCTTTAGCTATCTTCTGATAGTCATCTTCACTAAACTGATCTCCAGCTTGTTGTTTAAGGTCAGCTATAGTCATGGAATAAACCTCACCTGCATGTCTAACATTTTTAAAGTCAGGCTTTGATGAATATGAAGTAATAAGGTTGGCAGGATCTACGTGTCTAATTGTAACACCCCTAGAAGGAGATAGTTCAATTTTAGAAGAACATAAACCTAAAACAACCAAATCACGAATCATTAATCTTTTAACTTCATCGTAATCGTTTATATCTAAAGTATACTCTATTGCTTTCTCTAACGCTATTTCTACATTTTGTTTGTAGTTCATAGCCATAAACATATCTATTTCTTCAGAAGTTTTAGCAACAAAACCCTTGGGAGCAAGAGGTATACCAGTTTGATCCTCCAGACCTTCTACAAAGTCTTTGGTAATCATATCAGCATACATTTGCTTTTTCCTATTCAATCTCTCCTTTGCAGCTATAGGATCTACAGATTTAGCTTTTATGTCATACTCCTGATTAACCATACCATTAACTATAACGTCAACAAACTTTGGTATTATTGGTACTGGAGTAAAATCTATATTTAAATAAGCAGTATCACCTTGCACATCCAATAAGTCTTTATACTTTCCTATATCCTGGCTACCCTCAGCGTATGCTCTATTTCTAGAATATCTTATCTTTCTATCTCTGTGATAGACATCTGAATTTTTACTATGATCATAATACATAGCCTTAAAGTAATCAAGACCATACTTAATATCAGCTTTTTCTTCATTCGTAGCTAACGGAGAAGGATAGCCATTTAACTTATCTTTTGTATTATTATACATCATGCCTTAATTCTTTTACTATACATCCCTTTAACATTATATTTTTTTACTATAGGATGTGATTTTTTTATTTCTTTTTTAGGTTTTATATATTTCTGTGATGCTAGTAAAGCTAATGATGACGATATACTAGCATCGTACTTTGTTCTATTATCTATCTCAAATCTACTCCAATCATCTAAAAGCGTGTTAAAATAACATCTTCCAATCTCTCCTGTATCCGCATTATAACCAACATGGTCATATATATATGTTGCTATAGCTTCTGCCTGAGCATTAATTACTGCAGCACCTGATCCAGGTATTCCTTTTGTTTTTTGCTTACCTCTACTCCACTCTGTGTGAGTCATATCTGGTCTATCCATTAAGTATTCGTAATAACCTCTATTCTCAAAATACTTTAGTATTCCTACTTTATTGTTTTCTACTAATATTTGACACCCATAAAAAACGCACATCTTAATCATATCTTCATAGAATATTTCCGCTTTAGGTGGTCTATTAATGTATTCACATACAAACTGCATAGACGCATCACTCGACATACTAAACTTATGAAATACATGAGCAGCAGCATCAGACCTTCTACCATCGGTAGTTGTATCGTGATCGTAAGGGTCACAACCTGCAACAAGCTGATCTGATTTGCCAGGAAATTTTTTATTAAACCTAGAAGATACAACATTTTGATTTTCAACCTCTGGAACCCAAGTGATCTCCCACTTGCCTTTTCTATGTGGTATCCACATAACCTCGCTATCTTGTACGCCATTTTTCCAAACAAACTCTCCTCTTGTTGTAGGAGTATTATTAATCTCGTTGTAATCCATCTGCTGATAAATTCTTTCGACATCAAATATACAACTTTGTGTGTCATTTCTAAATGCTTCTTCCACAGTAAACGGAAACTGTCTTTTAAATTCAGACAAAGCAGTAGTATCATCCTTTAAAGCCTCCCTTCTATTTTGTATATAATCTCTAGCACCAATGTCAATATACATCTCATCGATACCCATAACTGGCTTATCAGGTGTGTCTATAACACTATATCCATACTCATCTATAAAACCTTCAAGATTATCGTAAGCTGGTATAAAAAGCTTATATAAACCACTTTTAGTTCTACCATTAAGATCTTTTTCTTTCATGTCAGAATCATAGAATATGTCCTTAAACTCAGCACCACCATCTTGTTGTTTATTAGCAGTAGATCCCATCATACATTTACCAACCACCTTTCTACCTAATAAAAGACAAGTTTGAGTTACACCCCAGTTCTTCTTTATAGAGTTTTGACCTGTCCACTTACCAGCCTCATCATGAACTAAAAGCTTAAGTTTCATACCGTCATAACTATTATCAGCAGTATTTTTCCAATCTATAATAGAATTAAGTGCTTCAGACTTTTCTATATGCTTTTGATTTTTAGTAATCTTTTTAGCAGGCTCTCTAAAAGCAAGCTCCACACGAGGATTACTAGAACCATCTTGTATAGGTTGGAAAAAGAATGGGTAGTTTCTATATATGCGAACTACCTTATCAGTAAACATAGTCTTAGCATCAGCACCTGTTTTAGATAGTAATCCAAAATTACTATCGTAAACTTGAGTAGCTTGATTAACTATCTCGCTACTAGCCATGTAAGAAAAACCACTACGTCTGTTTTTAAGAAAACACATGCCGTATGAGTTCTTGTCGTTTTTACACGCTTCCCAAAAAATAAAGAACGTTCTGTTGGCATCTCTGTAATCAGGATAACCAACATCTATTTTACTCCACTGAATAAACATATAATGCGATCCAGTAATATAAGTAGGAACACCATTATTATAAAACCATAAACCATCCCTTCTTCTTCTAAACTCTTCTTCTATATAGTCTACATAATCTGTAGCGTTCTCTCTTGTTAACCCTTTTGGTATATCCTTCCTAATCCACCTTTGTTGTTTTTTAGGTAGGTTGTGATATAATATATCTTTTTTATATCTAGGTTTTTTAGGTAGAATTATCTTTAAGTTTTCAAACTCTAATACCTCTCCTTCACTGCCCTCTATTAGATATATAGTATCACTTTTTTGCATACCGTTCAGCAAAAGATCCTTTAAAATCTTTTTTCTCTTCTATTAAGGATTCTCCTTCCTTGATTCTATCTTCAAGGTTTTTTATTCCTAAAAGAATTTCTTGACAGTCCTCAAAGCATTCTCTTTTTGCTTTTATAGCTTGTCTTCTTTTAGCATCATCTTCTTCTATTAAAGGTTTACCTATCTCTTCTATAAGAAGATCTACAGCTCCTTTACTTGCTTCTATTAACTTTTCTAAAGTTTTAAGAGCATAATCTCTATTCTGCTCCTTCATAAACTGCTAAGACATCAAAGTTACGCATGCGAAGAAGTTTCTGACCATCTATATCCATGTCATACTCAGAGTTTTCACTCCACATGACTCTATCGCCTTCACTCACACCCTGACCTTTCATCCAGTCATTTATTATAACTGCTTTTCCATGAAGTTCTACTTCAGATGCTGAAGTTTCTAAAAATATACCAGACTCAGATTTTTCTGGCTCTTTCATCTCTTGCTCCATAAAGTTCCAAACTCCTACAGG